CTCATCGTATTCATACGTTGCCATTACTTGATGGTCATCAACAATACCAAAACGACATAACTCGCTAGGTGGCAAATCCCATTTAATAAATGGTTCGCACTTAGCAAGAGTTAAGTAAATGCCCTCAAGAATTTTAGATGTTATTTTCATGCCATCATGCCTTTATACTGCATGAATTTTGCCACGAAATTCAACTTCATCTTCACCAAAAACTCTTACCATTTCTGGTTGTAATAATTTTTTGCGTTCAAAGGTAAGCATTACAAAGCCACTATTCCAATCTTTAGGAGTGTCCTCTGTGTAATTAAACTGTGGGCCATTAGGATCGGCAAGAGTGCCTGTTTGAACGCCATAGCGAGTGCCGTTGTAATCGTTGTAGGGGATGCTAGACAAAACATGAGTGTGGCCTGTAATCATGCTTACGCCTGAATTAACGGCATTGTTTCTACCGCCTGTCCAGCCACCTTTCCAGCGATGTTTAACGCATACATCTTCATTGATCCATACAGACCAGCAGGGTTGCCATTTAGGAAAATACTCTTTTAAGCTAGTGCCCGGTACACCCTCAAAAGCAGGCAAAAAATTAACCACGTTGCTAGTAAAGCGCATATCGTGATTGCCCAAAGGCCAATATAACTTTGCTCCTTTTGCGACATTTTCTATTTCTCCTAGATAATGCTGGCAAGCTTCTAATTCTTCTTTTACGGATGGTAATTTATCGAAATCCATACGAGGATGGCGGCTGATACCAGCACCATCAAAAGCGTCACCATTACAAATAATGGCTGTGGGTTTGAACTCTTTAATTGACTCCAGCAAAGCCTTAAAAGCAGTAGTAGTGATGTCAGGCCAAAAATGAGCATCGCTAAATACGATAACATTACCTTTTTCAATATCAAACCCCCTCCTAGTATGTCCTTCTGTTTGTTCTATTTTCTTTGAAACGCTGACTCTTTGATCATTAAATGATGGTAATTCAATACCAAGTCTTGTTTCTATTGAGCGTCTGCGATTATATGTTGACCTTACATCCTGCTTGTGAATTTGTGCAAATCTTTGTGGACTGCCAATTTTTTTCCACTCTGCAATCCATTCTTCATCTGATAAGTGATAACCAGCCATTGATATACCTTTTGGTGTAAAGTTATCAAATACTAACTGATTATTGTAAAATTTCAATGACTTATGCGAAAAAGGTTGACGCTAATCACTCTGTTATCGTTAAAACGCTTAGAGAGCTTGGATGTTCTGTGTTTGATACTAGCTCTGTTGGTCGTGGCTTTCCCGATCTTGTTGTAAGTCGCAAAGGAGCAACGGCATTGGTAGAGGTAAAAGCAAATGCTAAGTCTAAATTCACACCAGCGCAGCAGGCTTTTTTGTTAAATTGGCAAGGCACAGTTTGTCGAATACACGATGTAGAAGGCGCAATAAATCTCGCAAAAACTCTTGAAAAGTCGTAAAATAGTATTATTATTCGTAGTGTATTAACCCCATCTTAAAGGAAAAATCATGGGAATTATGGATTCAATGAAGGGTACTAAAGGCGCAACTGGTGAGAAGTTACCTAAAGGCGCTACTGCTTCTGATATGTCAGGCGAGCGCAAGCAAAAGCTAGTTGGTGGCGTTGCTATGGGCAAAATGGATGCAATGGGTTCACGCCCTTTATCCCACGCTGGCAACTTTGAAGGCAAGTTAGGCGAATTGAACGATGGCAATGTGGGTGAGCGTATGATCTACGAACACAAGCGTATGCCACACGCACAAGACGGCTGCTAATAAAACTACAGCCCATAGTCCTCGGTAAAGGGCTACAGGCTGTATAACCACAACAATAGGGTAATATTGAGATGGCTGATGAAATTGTAACTTTTAAACCTCTGGGGGACAAGATAATAGTCCGCCCAGATGTTCGTGTTTTAAGCTCTGTTATTCTTGTAAACAATAAAGAAGCAGAAAACATGGGAACAGTAGTCGCAGTAGGGCCTGGCAAGAAATTGTCATCCGAAAGGCGGGAAGCAATGCCTATAGAAGTAGGCGCAAGAATCCGTTTTGGCACTATGAATGACGATCCCAAAGAGGAATATTTAAAATTTACGCCAATTACACACAATGGCGAAAAATGTGTGTTGATGTCATGGCAAGATGTTTGCTGGATAGACGAATAAAGGGGAAATAATATGATTAAATGGATTAAACGCTTATTTGCAAAAGAACCGCCAAAAGCAGAATTGCCTTGGCCTTTTCCTGTAAAAACTGTTGTAAAAAAACCACAACTCAAGAAAGCAACCACCCGAAAGGAAAAAACCGTGCCACTCAAGAAATCCACAAGCGCCAAAGCGTTTAAAGAAAACATCAAAACTGAAGTTAAAGCTGGTAAACCAGTAAAGCAAGCTGTTGCCATCGCATATAGCGAAAAGCGTGAAGCAGCCAAGAAAGGTAAAAAGAAATGATTAACTTATATTTAGAAATCGCTGAAGTAGAAGCAGCGCTAAAGCATATTAGCCAACAAGCTTATGCTGATGTAGCAGGATTGATTGCAAAGATTCATGGACAAGCAGCACCACAAGTAGCTCAGATCCAAGCATCTAATCCTTCTGTAGAACAGAAAGAACAAGCTCCTAAAGAGCCTGATATTTCACTATCATAAGTGTTGTAAAAATACCACAGTGAAAATAGAACAACGGCCTATTGAGGCTTTAATACCTTATATCAACAACAGTCGCAAACATTCAGATGAACAAGTGGCTCAAATTGCCGCCAGCATCAAAGAGTTTGGCTGGACTAATCCTATATTGGTCGATGGGACTAATGGGATTATTGCTGGTCACGGCAGGCTATTGGCTGCTCGTAAGCTTGGAATGGATAAAGTGCCTGTTATTGAGCTGGCACATCTTACCGACACCCAAAAGAAAGCATTAATTATTGCCGACAACAAATTGGCTTTAAATGCTGATTGGGATACCGAACTATTAACAATTGAGTTAAATGAACTTATAGCTGATGATTTTGCTTTAGACATACTTGGTTTTGATAAAGATGAATTAGATGCCCTATTGAACGTAATAGAGCCTAATGCAGGGCTTACAGACGAAGATGCTGTGCCTGATGTGCCAGAAGAACCTAAAACCAAGTTAGGCGATATATATATCCTTGGAAATCATAGACTTATGTGCGGTGATAGTACAAGCATTAATGCCGTAGAAAAGCTGTTAGAAAGCCAAAAAGCTGACTTGTTATTTACAGATCCTCCTTATGGTGTTTCTTATGAAGGTGGTCATAATAAAAAGAAAAGACAGGGAATCATTGCTGATACGCTACAGGGCGAAGATTTAACAGACCTTTTTTATGAATCATTATCTACAGCTATTACTTGGCTAAAGGATGGTGCAGCTCTGTATGTATGGTACGCATCAGGCAAAAGCATAGAAACATACGCATCATTGGCTAAATTGCCATTAAAGCTACGAGCAGTCATTCAATGGTACAAAGTTAAATCAGGATTGGGAGCATTTATGTCCCAGTACATTCCAAACTGTGAGCCATGTATGTATTTGCACAAGGAAGGATGCTCTCCATCTTGGTATGGCCCAACTAATGAAAAAACGGTATGGGAACTTAAAAAAGAATCAACAAATACTTATCATCCAACTCAAAAACCTGTTGAATTGCCTGAAAGATCCATTAAAAATAGCACCAAGCAAGGTGATTCTGTATTAGATTTATTTGGAGGCTCAGGCTCTACTCTTATTGCTTGCGAGAAAATAGGCAGATTGGCTAGAGTTATGGAACTAGACCCTAAATACTGCGATGTAATTGTTAAGCGTTGGGAAGACTTTACAGGCAAAAAGGCTGTGCTTTCGGAGTTAATAAAAGAATGACACAAGGCGTAGAGCATATTCCAACTGATGACAGCAGAAAGCTAGTGCGAAACCTGGCTGCTATGGGAACACGCTTTGTTGATATAGCCCATAAACTAGATATAACCGATGACACGCTTAGAAAGCATTACAAGCCTGAATTAGAAGATGGGCGCATTGATGCCAATGCACAAATAGCAAATACCCTATTTCAGAACGCTAAATCAGGCAATATGACAGCAGCTATCTTTTGGCTTAAAACAAGGGCTGGCTGGAAAGAAACACAAGTCACAGAGCTAACAGGCGAAGATGGTGGGCCAATAAAGGGCTTAGAGGTACGATTTGTCAAGCCAGAGTAATATTTCACCCGAAATTAGGCAGGCATTATCAGGGGTAGAATTTCCTTATAAGCTGCAATTTTTGTTTGAACCAATGCGTTACAAGGTGGCATTTGGTGGGCGAGGATCATCAAAATCATGGTCATTTGCTAGGGCTTTGCTTGTATTAGGCGTAAAACAACCAACCAGGGTGTTATGTGCTCGTGAGTTCCAAAACTCCATTAGCCAATCCGTTCATAAGCTATTAAGCGATCAAATAATAGATTTACGATTAGAAACATTTTATGAAATTACACAAAACTCCATCCGTGGAAAGAACGGCACAGAGTTTGCGTTCGTTGGGCTTAAGAACAACGTCACAAACATTAAGTCCTATGAGGGTGTGGATATATGCTGGGTTGAGGAGGCACAGAGCGTATCTAAAACATCGTGGAACATTCTTATACCTACAATCCGCAAAGAACAGTCAGAAATATGGGTTACATTCAACCCAGAGCTTGAGTCAGACGAAACGTATCAAAGGTTTGTTATCTCGCCCCCTGAAAACTGCAAGACTGTCAAAGTTAATTGGTCAGACAATCCCTGGTTTCCTGATACGCTCAAATTAGAGAAAGATGCCCTGTTTAGTAGGGATAGGGATGCTTACAACACCGTTTGGGAAGGTTTATGCAGACAGACAGTAGATGGTGCTATATTTGCCAAAGAAATGACTATGGCAGATTTAGAAGGAAGAATAACCCATGTACCCTACGATCCAATTAAGCCTGTTCACTTTGTATTCGATTTGGGCTTTGCAGATGCTACTGCTTATTGGGCTGTTCAGTTTATTGGAATGGAAACAAGATTAATTCGTTATTACGAAAACAATCAGGAAACAATTGCCCATTATTTAGCCAAAATACAGTCCTATGGCTATGTTGTAGATACTATTTGGTTGCCTCACGATGCAGGCAATAAGACTTTAGCCTCTAATGGCAAATCTATTGAAGAAATCGTTAGGGCAAGTGGCTATAACACTAGAGTGATTGAGCGCACACCAATCGTAGACTCCATTAATGCCGCACGAATGATGTTCAATAAGTGCTGGTTTGACCGCAACAATACCCACGATGGTTTGCAATGCTTGCGCCATTACCGCTATGACGTAGATCCTGACACTAAGCAATTTAGCCAAAAGCCCTTGCACGACAACTATTCGCATGGTGCAGACGCTTTCCGTTACATTGGATTAATGGTTAATGAGCCAAGAAAAGCGCCTAAACAAAAGGGCACATATCAACTCCCTAGCTCATGGATGGGATAAAATGTGTAGTAAAAACACAACATTTATCTTAAAATCGGGCAAAGATTAAGGAATAAGCATGGATGAATATCATCATTTTTACTATAACCGCAATAAAAAATCGTTAAGTAAAGAAAATTACGATAAATCTGCTGATTATGGTCAAAAAATAGAACCACATGGCGAATACATGAATATTGATCCTAGTTTTAAATTAAAAGCTCCTACAGAACATTGGGAAGCTGGCACTATTTCTTTTAAAAATCCATTGCATTTAGAACATAAATCTACTGATTCTCATGGTTGGAAAAAAGATTTGTCTGAAAAATTTGGTGGCTTAAAAGGCAAAAAATTATCAGAAGCTGTAAAAAAAGCTGGACACGATGCAATTATTACTAAAGATAAATATGGATATAGTGAAACAGTAAATCTTGGAGGCATTAAAAATATGCTTAAAGAATTACCAAGAGAAACTGTTACTTCCGAAAATCGTGAAGAATACATTAAGCAAAAGCTCAATAAATAAGGTTATATATGGCATACGATAGAGTCGCAGACGAGCAATCAGATGGCAGAATTGAAGAAGCCAAGCAATTTTTACGGCTATGTAACGATTCAGACTCGAATAATCGTGCTGAAGCTCTTGACGATGTAAGGTTTGCAGCAGGCGATCAATGGCCTGTAGATGTGCAAAATAGCCGTGTTTTAGAAGCAAGACCATGCTTAACCATCAATAAAGTTGATGCGTATATCCGACAAATCTGTAATCAACAACGTCAACAGCGCCCACGCATTAAAGTGCATGGCATGAACAATGAAGCTGACGAAAAGGTCGCTGAGATCATTACAGGCATTACAAGACATATTGAGAACCAATCCGATGCTGACCAGGCTTACGATCACGCATTTGAGTACGCAGTCAAAATGGGCTGGGGTTATTGGCGCATTACTACAGACTATGTAAGGGATGACAGCTTTGACCAAGAAATTTACATTAAACGTATTGAAAATCCTTTTACCGTTTATTTTGATCCTAATAGCGTTGAGCCAGATGGATCAGATGCCGAAAAAGTGCTCATTACAACGGTTATTTCTAAAGACGTATTCAGAAAGATGTACCCCGACGCTGAATATGACCAAGGCTTTTCCAGCAGAGGAACAGGCGATACGGAAAGCGAATGGGTCACTAAAGAAGATATACGCATAGCTGAGTATTTCTATACAGAACGCTACAAAGATATGCTTTTAGAGTTATCTGATGGCACTACAGGCTATTCCACAGAGATCCCTAAAAAAGACGTATTAGAAGCTGCTGGCATTACTGTTATTTCTAAGCGTGATGTATGGCGTAAAAAGATTAAGTATTGCAAGCTAACTGCTATGCAAATTCTTGAAGAAGGCGAATGGGCTGGTAAATTCATCCCTATCGTGCCTACTTATGGTCAAGAAGTACGAGTTGACGATAAGCACAAGAAATTTGGTTTAGTACGCATGGCTAAAGATCCACAGCGTATGTATAACTACTGGTCAACAGCATTGACTGAAACTGTAGCCCTTGCTCCTAAAGCTAAATGGCTATTGGCAGAAGGTCAAGATGAAGGGCATGAAAACGAATGGGCAATGGCTAATATTAAAGCTATGCCTGTATTGCGTTATAAGCAGACTGACTCAGAAGGCAGACCAGCTCCAGCGCCTACAAGATTGCAGCCAGAGCCTCCTCCAGCAGGCGTAATGTCAGCATTACAAGGCATGAATCAAGACTTACAAGCAGTCGTAGGTATCTTTGATCCTAGCCAACTGCCTACAGGCATGATGTCAGGCAAAGCCCTACAAGGTCAGCAACAACAAACTGACATGACTAACTTCCATTACTACGACAATTTAACTCGTAGTATTCGTCACACAGGTCGCATTATTCTTGACTTAATCCCTAAGATTTATGACCGTGAGCGTGTTATGCGTATTATTGGCGATGATGGCAAGCCTGAAATGATTACCATTAATCAGCAAGGTCAAGATGAAGAAGGCGTGTCTAAAGTCTTAAATGACGTAACTGTAGGCGAATATGACGTTGTAATGGATACAGGGCCTGGCTACAACTCTAAGCGTCAAGAAGCAGCAGATTCTATGGCTACTATCTTGGCTGCCGATCCTGCATTGATGCAACAGATTGGTGACTTGTGGTTTAGAAACCAAGACTTCCCTGGCGCTGATGTTATTGCTGATCGCCTTGCTGCCCTTAATCCTATGGCGCAAATTGACGAAAAATCCCCTGTTCCACCACAAGTTCAGATGCAACTGGCTAATGCTCAGAAGCAAATCCAACAGCTACAGCAACAGATCCAAGCTGAAGAAATGGATAAGAAATATCGTGCAACAGTTCAGCAACAGGTACAAGAGGCTGAAACAGAGCGAGAGAAGATGCGCCTTGCTGTTAAGCGTGAAGATACGCAAATGCGTACAGATACTGCTGCTCACGATACTGTCATTAAGACTCAAACTCAATTAGAAGTAGAACAACTAAAAGCCCAAGTAGCTATTCTTTTGGCAAATATGGATCATAAACAAGCGCAATTAGCAAATCAAGAAACAACTGAGCGAGCAATCTAATGGAAGATTATAAAGGATCACATCAAGCCCCAAATAAAGAAAGTGGCGCTCCATTACATAAGCTTACTGAAAATGGCGTATATCCAGAAGATGTATATAGCCATAAAGCTCATTCATATTACGGTCATGGCGCAGAGGAAAAACAAGATAAAGAATTATTTTCAAAAATACATTCTTACAAAGATAAACCTGAACATTTAGTAGAAATACATAGAGCGATACCAAGAGATACGCCAAGAGATGCAAAAATTAATAAAGGTGATTGGGTATCAATACACAAGCAATATGCAAGAGAACATGGCGAAGGCCCATTAAAAGGAAAATATCGTATTTTGTCGATGAAAGTTCCTGCAAAACATATTTTTACAAATGGTGATTCTGCTTATGAATGGGGCTATCACCCTGAAGATAAAAAAAAATAATGTTGTAAAAAAGCAACATTAATGATATAAGTTGTAAACCTACCTGTGGGTTCACAGGGTTAATTCTTGAGGAATACTCATGTCAGAAGAAGTCGTAAGAACAGCATCAAACGTAGTCACATCCGATAATTTAGCTGATTTCCATGCTGAAAAACTTGGTTTAGCCAGCGAAGAAGCCCCTGTTGCGGCTGAAGCAGTCGAGGAAACTCCTGATTCAGAGCCATCAGTCGAGGCCCAAGCCGAGAATTTACCAGAAGCAGAAGAAGAAGCGAAAGCAACAGAAGATCGCAAATCTAATCCCAAGATTGAAAAGCGTTTTCGAGAGCTTACTAATCGTGCCAAACAAGCTGAAGCAGATAAGCAAGCATTAGAAAGTCGTTTACAAGAGCTTGAAGCCAAAAATGCACCTCAACAGCAGTATCAAGAGCCTGACGTATTGGGTGAAAAACCCCAAGCAAGTCAGTTTCAAGATGCTTTTGAATATGCGGAAGCATTAGCTGAATGGAGCGCAGAAAAGGCTTTAGTTGAGCGAGATAAGCAAGAAGCAGAACGCAGGGCAAACGAAGAACGTGCAAAACTTAATAAAGCATGGACTGAGCGTGTCGAAAAAGCCAAAGCCGAAATGCCTGATTTTGAAGAAATGGTAGCTTCTAGCACCGTAGTAGTTAACGATGCTGTAAGGGATGCTATTTTAGAGTCTGATGTAGGCCCACAAATCCTATATCACTTAGCTTCAGAAGATGATATTGCTCAAAAGATCGCAGCAATGCCCCCGATCAAAGCTCTTAGAGAAATTGGTAAGTTAGAAGCGAGGTTCGAGGCGAAGGATGCGCCAAAAGTAGAACCCAAGCAGGAAGTTGTTGCTAGAAGTAAAGCACCAGCGCCTATCAAGCCTCTTACAGCAGGCAAAGGTACAGCAGATGTTCTTATTGATGGTAATGGAGCATTTCACGGTACTTATGCACAATGGAAAGCTGCAAGACAAGCGAAACGTATACGCTGATAACCCATTTAAATATACTTAAAGAAAAGGAGAAATCATGTCAAATAATTTATTGACGATTTCAAAAATTACTAATGAGGCCTTAATGGTTCTCGAAAACGAATTAACATTCACATCAGAAGTAGATCGTAACTATGATGACCAGTTCGCTGTAGTTGGCGGTAAGATTGGTAACACAGTAAACGTTCGTAAACCAGGTCGTTTCATTGGTACAACTGGCCCAGCTTTGAACGTAGAAGATTTCAACGAAACTTCAGTACCTGTAACATTGTCTACTCAGTTCCACGTTGACACACAGTTCACAACACAAGATTTGGCATTGTCTTTAGACATGTTCTCTGACCGTGTATTGAAGCCTGCTGTAGCTGCTATCGCCAACAAGATTGACCGTGATGGTACTTTGCAAGCTGCTAACAACACAGCGAATATCGTTGGTGTTGCTGGTACTCCTCCAACAGGTTTGATTACTTACCTGACTGCTGCTGCTTACCTTGATTCTGAAGGCGCACCTCGTGATGGTCGTAGAAGCTGTATCGTTGAGCCATTCACATCTGCAACTATCGTTGACAGCTTGAAAGGTTTGTTCGTTCCACAAGAAGCGATTGGCGAGCAGTATCGTAAGGGCTTGATGGGTCGTGACTCTGCTGGTATGAACTGGAAGATGGATCAGAACGTGGTAGCACACACATTCGGTTCTTTCTCTGGTACTGCTACTGTTTCTACTACTACTGCTGCTGGTTTCTTGACAAGCGGTTGGGCTTCTTCAAGCACAATTACTTTGACATTGACCAATGGCGTTTCATTGAACCAAGGCGATACTTTCACAATCGCTGGCGTTTATGCAGTTAACCCACAGAATCGTCAAGCTTATGGTTCAAACAAGCTGCGTAACTTTGTTGTTAA